TTTTGGCTAATTCTTCTCTGACCAACCGCTATGAATTGATGGAGCAGTTGGACAAGATGAGCCAACCTAATCCGCAGGCAGATGAAATGGCCCAGGTACAACAGCAGTTGGCACTTCAAGCTGCACAGGCTCAAATTGCAGTTCAAACTACTCAAGCTGAACAGAATCGTGCAGAAGCACAGAAGTTGCAGGTTGAAACTCAGTTGATGCCTCAAGAAGTGCAAGCCAAGATGAGTGCATCTTTGACCAAGAATCTACCTAATGAGGATGAAGCCAATCAAAGGGAGTTTGATAAGCGGGTCAAGATTGCTGACTTGATGCTCAAAGAAGCTGACATCAAAAACAAGTCCAAAATTGTTGAGTTGCAAATGGCTGACAAGGTAAATGCTCAGTCACAAGTTAAGCAAGACTTCCTTACCAAACTTACAGATGGTCTAAAGAATGGCTAATATCAAGGAACTTATCCAGAGTATTGAGTCAACAGACTCATCTTTTGATGAAAAGTTAGAAGCCATCAATAAGATGGAAGAAACCTTGGTGGCTATGCGCCAGCAAGAGGAAACGGCTATTCAAGACAATGTAGATCTGATTGTTGAAGCCATCAAAGTGATGGAGAACAAGGTCACTGCACAGTTAGAGGTTGCCAAGTCCATTGTTCCTGAGAAGGGTGACAAGGGAGACAAAGGCGACAAGGGTGCTGATGGCCTTCAAGGTGTAGATGGCAAGAATGGGTTAAATGGTGCGCCAGGAAAAGATGGCGTAGATGGTGCAGATGGTGTTTCTGTAACAGATGCCAAGATTGACTTTGATGGTTCGTTGATTATTACCTTGTCAACAGGCAAAGAGTTGAATGTTGGTGAAGTAGTTGCACCTGACTTGGCAGAAAAGATCAAAGTCATCAGCACCATGTCTACCAATGGGGCGGTGGCTATCCTAGACGAAGGCACAAGCATCACAAGTGGTGTTAAGAAGATCAATTTTGTTGGTGCAACTGTTACTGCCACCAATTCAGGGGATGATGTAACTGTAAATGTAAGCGCAGGGACGGGAACAGTAACAAGTGTTGCGGCTAGTGGTGGCACAGGTATCAGCGTTAGTGGTAGTCCAATCACAACTACTGGTACTTTAACTATTACTAATACCGCACCAGATCAAACAGTTGCGTTAACGGCTGGTACAGGTATCAGCACAAGCGGAACGTATCCTAATTTTACTGTTACTAACTCTGCGCCAGATCAGACAGTTGCTTTGACCCAAGGTGGTACAACAACAATCACTGGTACTTATCCTAACTTCAACATTTCTTCTGCTGACCAGTATCAAGGAACAGTTACTGCCGTTACAGGAACTTCTCCAGTAGTATCTAGCGGAGGAGCAACCCCTGCAATTAGCCTAGCATCTGGATATGGTGATACTCAGAACCCATACGCAAGTAAGACTGCTAACTTTATTTTAGGCGCACCTAATGGGGTTTCTGGAGTACCAACATTTAGGGCAGTTGTTGCCGCAGACATTCCTACATTAAATCAAAGTACAACAGGTAGTGCCGCAACTCTTACAACAGGAAGAACATTAGCCATTACAGGTGACTTGGCTTACACAAGTCCAAGTTTTGATGGATCTACAAATGTGACTGCCGCAGGAACACTTGCCACAGTTAACACAAATGTAGGATCGTTTACCAATGCAACTCTTACAGTAAATGGCAAGGGTCTAATTACTGCCGCATCAAGTGGAACTGCCCCAGTTACATCGGTAACTGCAACAAGTCCAGTTGCATCAACTGGTGGAGCAACCCCTGTAATTTCAATGCCAGCCGCAACTACTTCTGTAAGTGGCTATCTTACTTCTACCGATTGGACTACTTTTAACAATAAAGGTTCTGGGACAATTACCTCAGTAACGGGTACTGCCCCAGTAGTATCTAGTGGCGGCACAACTCCCGCAATTAGCATGGCGGCGGCTACTACATCTGTAAGCGGTTATTTAACGTCTACTGATTGGACTACCTTTAACAACAAAGGGTCAGGTACTGTAACGAGCGTTGCGGCAACCGTCCCATCGTTCCTGTCTGTCTCTGGTTCACCAATTACAACAACTGGCACATTAGCAATTACATTGTCTGGTACTGCGTTGCCTGTTGTGAATGGCGGTACAGGTGTTACAACTTCTACTGGAAGCGGTAATGTTGTCCTTTCTACTAGCCCAACACTAACAACACCAGTTTTAGGTACACCGACTTCTGGCACTTTAAGTAATTGCACAGTTGATGGCACAGATGCCGTTGGGTTTAGAAATGTGCCTGTCAACTCACAGTCTGCCAATTACACATTGGTGCTTGCCGATTCTGGCAAAACCATATTGCATCCATCAGGTGATGCCAATGCTAGAACATTTACTATTCCATCAAATGCAAGTGTGGCGTATGCAATTGGCACAGTAGTTACGTTTATCAATATGACTTCGCAAGTGGTAACTATTGCTATAAATACTGACACTATGTATTTGAGTTCTGCTGGCACAACGGGATCAAGAAGTTTGGCGCGATATGGTTCTGCAACAGCATTAAAAATAACCTCTACCAATTGGCTTATTTCTGGAAGTGGTTTGACATGAGTGGTTCACAGCAAGCGGTGTACATGAACCATCGTTCTTTTGCACCACCAACACCAGTACCAGTAATAGCAGTTAGTAGTGTTGGATTTCCTTATATACAAGTTTATCCTTGGAGTTCTGGCTTTGGTACTAAGTACACCAATCCTGCTACGTTGCCAGGCTCAAACGGTCGTGGTGTTGCATTTAGTCCTTCTGGTGCAGACATAGCTGTTGCTCACAGTAGCTCACCGTTTATATCAGTTTATCCGTGGTCATTTGGTTTTGGTACAAAATATGCTAATCCTGCTACGTTGCCAGGCTCAATTGTGGGTAACGCGGTTGCATTTAGTCCTAGTGGCGCAGACATAGCTATTGCTCATTTTTCAGCACCTAATGTATCGGCTTATCCTTGGAGTTCTGGCTTTGGTACTAAGTACACCAATCCTGCTACGGCTCCAACAGGTGAAGGTTTGGGTATTGCATTTAGTCCTAGCGGTGCAGACATTGCAATTGCTCACAGTAGCTCACCGTTTATATCTACTTATCCTTGGAGTTCTGGCTTTGGTACAAAGTACGCTAATCCTGCTACGATGGTACCTTCTAGGGGTTTTGGTGTTGCATTTAGTCCTAGTGGCGCAGATATAGCTGTTGTCAACCAAACCACGCCTTATATACAAGTTTATCCTTGGTCATCTGGTTTTGGTACTAAGTACGCTAATCCTGCTACATTACCAACAGGTAATGGGCGTGGTGTTGTTTTCAGTCCTAGTGGTGCAGACATAGCTGTTTCTCACTTTACTTCGCCTTTTATATCAGTATATCCTTTTACTTCTGGCACTGGTTTTGGCACAAAGTACGCTAATCCCGCTACTTTGCCAACAGGCAATGGAAATGGTGTTGCATTTAGTCCTTCTGGTGCAGACATAGCTGTTGCTCACGTTACTTCACCTTTTATATCGGTCTATCCTTGGTCATCTGGCTTCGGTACTAAATATGCTAACCCTGCTACCTTGCCAGGGTCGGAGGGTACTTGTGTAACATTTAGTCCTTAAAAGAAAAAATATGAACAAACATGAAATTTTAAAAGACGCACTTGTTGCAAGAGAACAAGAAATTATGGGTTATCAAATTAACATTGATAACTATGCTCTTGCAATTGAACACATCAAAGCCAGCGGTGATGAAGACTTAGCAGATTTCTGTCAAAAACTAGAGGCGCTGTTGGCATCGGAAAAATTAGAGCAAAAGAAAGCCAAGGTTATGCGTTTTGTTGTCCAACAGCAATTAGGAGAAGATTGATGTATGCACAGCAACTTGATGGGGCATGGCGTGAGTTGGCTGGAAACATTCGTTTTTCGCCAGACATTTTCCAAACGGCTGAGTCTTTGTCAGATGAACAACGACAAGAACTTAATGTTTATTTTATTGAGGATGCCCTACGATCAGAACTTACAAACACACAGAAGTATGGCGATCCCGTTTTTACAATTAGCGGTGCAATAGTAGAAAGATCGTACCCAGTTGTAGATAAGACAGACGAGGAAATACAAGCAGAGTCTTTAAGCAAGGCAGAGGAAGTGCGAACTGAACGCAATCAAAAACTAACAGACTCAGATTGGACGCAGTTAGCAGATGCTCCTGTGGACAGAACGGCATGGGCTACTTATCGCCAAGCATTGCGTGGTATTCCCATTCAATCAGGGTTTCCTTATAGCGTAGTTTGGCCTGATGCTCCATAACTAAACAATGTCCAAGGCAATTGATAAATTACAAACAGAGATGATATTGGCACATATTGCCAAGAAAAGGAAACCAGTGACCCCAGACCTACAAAAGTATTACGAAGATCGCTTCTCAATGATGGGAAGTGATGGGTGGAAAGACTTGGTGGAAGATATTGACACCATGATCTCATCGTTGAATAATATATCTGTTATCCTTGACGAACAAAGCCTACAATTCAAAAAAGGTGAACTTTCTATACTTACTTGGCTGAAAACCTTGAAAGAGGCAAGCGAGAGAGCATACGAGGAACTTGATGAAAAGAATGTTTGATTTTGCCTGTGCAAACGGGCATAAAACCGAAAGACTGACTGATTCCTCTCTCTC